GTGCAATAATAAGGATTCTAAAGAATACGAAGTGGATAAGATTATAGGAAAATACATTATCAGTCATCTTGATGTGTTTTTTAATAAATCGCGCAAGTCGAAGACGTTTAGGAACGCGCCTCGCGGCAGATCAAAGACCAAGAAAAAGCATGCAAATTCACGCGGCGTTTAAGACTGAATAATATTGCGCACCTTATCATTTATCATAACTACATAGTTATTTAGTGCGGTTGTTGTGAGTATAAACAGGCCCGCGCTAAAGGTGATTTTTCTATCAAGCTCAGTAAACTTGTCTAATGTTCTAAATGGGTTAAAGCGCCATATCAAGAACAAACAAATGTATACTCTAATGTAATAATCCAATGTTGCAAGGTACTCGGGTGCGGAATTTGACAGCCCGAAGAACGATGCGAATATTAGTATATATGATATGAATAAAACCGCCGTAAAAACCTTATTATGTACGGAATAGAGTCCGTCGTTAAATATCATTTATATAAATTAATGATATTTTATTTTGTTTTGTTTTTGATCATGCAGGCGCCGAGTCCGCATTATAAAAAGTTAGCGTTCTTGCGCTGGGGTCAGTTGCGTTCGTATATTTAGGCATCCAAAAGTACGGCAATATGTGCTCGCAGTTTGGGTATGCCTCGTCAAAGATGCCTCTATAATAAGCTTTTTCTATTTCAATGGATGGAATATATGCAGAACCTGTATTATCCGCACGTAATTGTTCGCAAATCCGCTCCTGAATTATAGTAAATAACGAGCGCCCGTGATTGCTAACCCCATCACTAAACGCCTCCTTCTTTCTCCAAAGAATTTCATCCGGCAATACTTGTCTACCACAATAATCCTTGAAAATTTCGTCAGAAAAACTATATCTTATTATAAACTTTTCAATGCCGATATGAGGATGAGCGAGGGGTCCGGCTTTGTTCTTATGGTTTCTGAAATAGGCCGGAATTGATAGCATAAAATTGACAAAGCCTATATCCAAAAACGGGGGTCTTGGTTCCAGTCCGTGCGATGAAATAGATTTGTCTGACCGCAAAACGTCAAATAAATGGATGTCCCTTAGCAATCTTCTGGATTCCCGGTCAAACTCAATATCATCTGGGCATTTATTCATGTATAAATATCCGCCAAGCAATTCGTCGGACCCGTCACCGTTGAATATAACCTTGGCATCGGAATTTGCGGCAATATATTTGCCGAGTAGGTAGTTTCCAATGCTCGCTCTCACGGTAGTCGTGTCATAGCTTTCAATGGCGCGAATCACCTCTGGAATAGCATCAAACATTTCCTGCTCAGTAACAGTAATCTCGGTATGTTTTGTGCCGAGGTAGTCTGCAACAATTCGCGCATGCCTCAAATCTTCTGACCCTGCAAGACCAATACTATATGTTTCCAGTTTTGAGGGTAAATTATTAGACATATAAAAATTATTTACGAGAGCGGTTATTAAGCTGCTATCCAGCCCTCCTGACAACAAACACGCAATCGGTCTCTCGGTAGCAAGACATCTTTTCACAACCGCGGCATTTAAGTATGCAGATACCCGTAAACACATATCGGCGGCCATAATTGGTTCTGTATGGTCATTTATGTTCCAGATGTGTTGCAAATTAGGAAGAAAATATGGGACATTCTCCTTCTCCATTTCCCAGGCCGAGGCCGAACCCAACATTGTAAAGGAACTATATGTGCCGGGTGAAAATTGTCCAACACTATAATTTGCAAGCTCTGTGTTATAAAAATGTGACAGACACTTTAGCTCAGAGGCGAACCCGTAAGCACGGTGGTTGTTATCCAAGCCCCGAGTTTTTAAATAATACAATGGGCGCACACCAAATGGGTCACGGGCTGCAAATGCGCGATTAATATGGTCTGCGTTACCGCGATTATCATATAATACAAACGCATATTCGCCGTCTAACATAAGCAGAGTTTGTTCTATGCCGTATTTAAGATATAGATGAATAATTACCTCACAATCAGACCCAGTGGTGGGTTCTACTCCCATATCCTTATACAACTGTCTATAATTATAGATTTCTCCGTTGCATATTAATACTACATCATTAATAACAAGGGGTTGATTAGACGCTTCATTTAGCCCGTTAATCGCCAACCGATGAAACCCGAGTTTCATTCCGGTATAACTGGTATCTAATTTAGAAAATTCTGGCCCGCGGCCTTGGCCCTTCATGAATTCACGATATTGAGTTTCCCAAGACGCATTGATACTATTGAGAAGAGCAAAAATACCACACATCTGAGTTCTACGTACACATAACAAGGAATCTTTATATAATTTAGATGATTATATGTTTTGAATGAAATAATAATATACCCTATTTATATCAATGGACAATTCTTATGAACAAAGTAAATTGTGCAGTTCGCAAATACGCAAAGAAACCAATAGTAGAATTTATGATAGAAATATCCCTTCGCAAATGTTACAGCCATATTTAGATGTCAGGCCGGTCATGACAAAATATTCGTATTTTCCTATTGTTGATCCGAGAAAGCCGATTAACGTTCCAATGGAGCAAATGCCCACATATAATGTTCACAAGACCTTCAACCCCGGAAACACAACGTCGCCGTGGTCGGGCTTCGCATCAAGCATAAATACGGAATCCGAATTAAGAAACCAAGTGTACGCGCTTCAAAAGTGCAGCCAGTCGGTGTATGTCCCTAACAGCACAAGTGATTTGTACAAGTACGATTTCAAAACAAAAACACAACCAAACCCGCACGAGTTATTGTTCCGCAATGAAAGCTTTCAAGAATTCAACCCGAATCCCAGCACAAATAATGTTGGCTATGGGTTATTTAATAATAACACGCGGGTTCAGGTGCGCAATATGACAAAACAGACCTGTTAGTTAATAAATATTATGGTAGCGATGATATTATGGCACAGATGATATAATGACCATGACGATAAACGTATATATATTTGATTATATACGTTTATTAGTGAGGAGAAACCCGCAAATTATTATACGAACGAATTATATGTCAGAAGCATTTGTAAATCAGGTGACACTGGATTGTCTACTAAACAAGGAATTATACAACAGCCAGGTCCGTGGCAAACAGTCAAAACAATTAAACAAAGAGGAGCAACGGTTTTATCGCAAGCGAACGCTTAATCTATTTAAGGAGATGATTAATAAGAATTCGCCGGAAAATCTGTTCCCCGATGTAAAGTACGCATACGATAATTTTTTAAACGCTGCGGTCAATTATTTTAAGACTATTGACAATTCCGATATAATACAATCCGAGTACGCAGGACTTGACTCGCCAGCAGATAAAACGTCTCTTATTCCAGCGCAATCGGATTGCTCTGTGAATTTAGCAAGTAGTTTAGACGCGGATATGTGTATGATGCGTTCAATAAAAATAGAGACCCCAACTTTAGACAAATATGTTATAAGAACCAGGACAAAAAAGAAGATCGAGGTTTTATTGCCGCAACAGAAAGACATCAACTTGCACGACCCTGGGTTAAAAACAAAAGGTCTGAAAAAAGAATAATATCAGTATAATTTATGAGGGCACACACACAACGAAGAAAAATGAGAACACATGTAAGAAAGAGAACCATTCAAAGAGGGAGGGGTCCAAGACATAATAAAACATCCAAATTAGCAAGGGTAAATTGCAGTCCCAAGCCGAAGGGGGAAATAAACCAGTTTTCATGTTATACAAATAAATCGCTTTATAAATTACGTGACTTGTGGAACGCCCGCCATCCCGATGTGAAGATTACGACTAATTCTCCTAAGGAAATCCATCACCAAATAGCGCAGTATTTGAGGGGCGTCTGTAATAAGGAGTCGTGCTGGATTAGACAGCGGGCCGTTTTTGGTCCAGTTGAAAGCGATATGGCCGATTCATTTGCGCCAGAGTCGCCTGCTGAGTGGAAGAAAAATCCCAACGAGTGGTTATCAAGCATAGATATAATGAATGTTATGAAACAGTATGAAAAGGCATATAAGTGCTTTGATTTTATTGGTCCGAGTCCAATTGATTTTGACACAAGGAAGTTATATGGGGAGTGTGTGTGGGACGAATTGTGTAATCTAAGCATTAGCCAGCAGCTTCAGAATGGGAAAACAAAGATTGGCATTATATTTAATACAGATCCGCACGACAAGCCCGGCCAACACTGGATTTCAATGTTTATTAATATTAAAAAGAAGAAGATTTTCTTCTATGACAGCACCGGAGACAAGCCTATGCCGCAAATTATGGCATTAGTAGACCGATTAAAGAAGCAAGGAGCTGAGATGTCTCCCCCAATTAACTTTAAATTTGATAGTAATGAGGGAATTGAACATCAATATGGCAATACTGAGTGTGGCATATATTCTCTCTATTTTATTGTGCACATGCTCGAAGACAAGATGACGGGTCACTATTTAAAAACCCACATGCTGAAGGACGAATATATGAATAAGTTCAGACACATTTATTTTAACGATTCGCTCTAAAAAATATATAAATACAACAATACGTAGTTATATATTAATGAATACTGCAGGATTTTTGCATCAGGATAATATTTCAACATTGTGGGAAGTAATTAGCGACGAAGAGATTTTCAAATTTTTACCAAAGGATTCCCAATCCAAAATATCACAGGTTTTTCTGAACAATATCCGGGGTTTTTTTGAGACAGAAAGGGCAAAAACGACCAATTTGGTTGATATGAATAAAAAGTACATCATGTTGATTCTGTCGCACATTAAGCAACACTTTGTCCCGCAAATGCCGAATAAGATAAAAATATCCGACGAGCCGACTACAAAGGAATTAATTACATATGAAGAGATCCAAACCGACCGCCAATCGCAATTTGAAAAGGATTTAAGCCGACGTCAGGATGAGTTTACCCGAACAATGACATTGACTGCTCCGAATGCTCCAGACTTCACTGATAAACTGGAAGACAAACCCATAGAAGGGATGGACCGGCTTATCAAAGAGATGACCGCCAAAAGAAACTATGAGGTTGAACAGATTAACCGTAATTATACGTCGGACGTAAATCAAACGAGCAACTGGTTGAAACCGCAAGAAACGTCTGTCAAAACTGATAAATTTCCCGCTCAGCCGGACACAACGAGCGCAGCTTCGCGGTTTAAGTTCTTAAATACAGACGAACAACTTGGTAGTGGTGGCGACCAGGGAAAGAAAAATGTCACATGGGGGGCAAATAAAGAAATCGCGACAACTAATTTAGATTCAAACGATGATGAGCTGGAGACCAACATTTTTAAGAAGCTGAAACGAGTCGGACCAGAGCCCGCCGCACAAAATAACATACAGCTTTCCTCACAAGAGGACCGGCTCGCCAATATGGAGAGGCAAATTGCGGCATTAGCTGCTAAAATGGATACACTAATCGAGCTATTAATGTCGGCTAAATGAGACCACCCAATTTTACAACTCTCTCTCCCTCCTCATTGATCTCATATGTTCCGACCTTTAGCGGCGCAATGGATCTATCAAGTTGTGCTCGCTTATAAATCTCCATATCGTAAAGGTCAAACGCACCCTTGTCGATCCTTCTATATATATATTCAACCCCATTAATCGTAATTGGTTTGCCAACCCACTCTTTTGCCATTTTGTTTGCACGCACAGTCGAGTCATTTTGTTGTTCGGCAAACCCGGGCACATAGGAAAATTTATCATTTGACGGGTCGCCGAAGTTTACGCACTTACCATTTGAGTAAATATAACAGTCAAACGATGACTCTTTAACCGCATCAGTAAGCTGAGCAGTCAACCCTGCCTTGATTTCCGAGATTTCAAAGAGGTATTGGTCACTTGTAATTGGAAACTTGGGTGTCGCCTTGCTCAAGTCCTTTCTTTTTAATTCAATCGCCTCGTCTGACTTTAACTGCGACTCTGAGAATATCATAAGGTAGACAAAAACTTCCACGGTTTGTAGAGCTGGAGGTAAATCCTTGTGACTGCAAATGCGTCTTGCGCGGCCAATAACCTGTTCTGAGCGCACCGGATGCCAGTAGGGTTCCATAATATGAACGAATCTGGTGTTTCGCAAGTTAATTCCTTCTGAACCAGACGATGTAATCATGAAGACCTTGATAACCTCGCCCATATTATTGTTATGGTATTTCGCTTTTAATACACTACCAATGCTTTCAGGAATTTGACCCCATTCACCATTATAAATGTGTCGCATTATTTCTTTTTCTTCGC